TTCCATCTTCGCGGTAAGCCAGCTTTCTGTCTGTATCAATCGTCAGATTCTGTCCAACATCAGCTTCCATTCTCTTCCCATTGACCATCAAGCTGCATCTTCCTTCTCCATAGATCTTGTAAATTGGGTAAGATATCTCGTATGGATTCCTCTTCACTTCTTCCGCCGAATGAGGATGCTGTCCCTTGTCCAGATACCGCAGACCATCCTTTGTTGTGAAGGTTGCTGTAAAATTGCAGATTCTCTCACTTGTATGTTCTGCTTCGTCCATCTGAACTTTCAGGATTTTGTAAAAATGTCCTGGATCTGTCCCAAGTCTTAGCTTCTTATTTCTTCCCGACAGCCACTTTCGTGCTTTTCCAAGACGATTCTCCCAATCTTCACTCTTTCCTATAAAATTGAATGATATCTTAATCTCTGTTGATTCGTAGCCCCCATCCAGCAGATACATGGTTCCATCACTCCCCGGTATTTCTATCGAAGATTCTTTTCTTACTGCTGTTGGCATTGAAGGAAGCTCTTTCGCATAGATCTCCATGCTTGAGCCTGATATTCCGTTGTATTCTACTTCCATCATGCTCCCACAGCTCCTTTCTTCCATTTCACGCTGGAGGATATCTTCTTGATTACCGCGTCCGCAAGAATCTCTGCAAGCTTCTTATCGCCCAGTGCAATGTTATTTTCAATAACAAATGTCAGCTCTGACAGTGTCTCTGCAATCATCTGAGCAAGCACAGCATTGTTTGTCTGCATCTCATCACGGATGTATGTCTTCAGCAATTCGATTGGAAGAACCGCCTCTGCTCCTGCTTCGCCACCGCCCATTGCTCTATCTCCGTTCATGCCGAAAATAGTTGGGCTGTTCAAGATACCACCGTTTGCGTACCAGTCAACCGAAAACTTCGGAACTTTTGGTGGAACAAGCGACCATTCTCCACTTGCCTTGAAGTGTGGAAGTTTAATCTTTGGAAGTTTCCACTCAAAGTTGAAAAATCCCTTGATTTTATTAATTACACCTTTAATAAAATCTGCAATGCCGCCAAATATTGCATTAACTCCATTTCTAAACCATTCACATTTATTATATAAAAGGATAATCAAACCAATTATCACGACAATTCCCATTGGTCCAAGCACGGTCCATAGATTTGAAATCAACGGAATCAAGGTTTGTATTCCCATCGCAATATTCCCGATTCCCGAAAGAATTGGAGCTATTGCTGCCACTACCAATACGCATCCGGCAATCAATCTCTGTCCTTCCGGGGAGAGCTGATTAAACTCTCCAATCAATCCGGCAATCAATTCCGTAATTTTGGTAATCAGCGGTGCAACTGTATCCGCAAGCTCAGCTGTTGCCTGTTGGAAATCTGCTGTTGCCTTATTTCCGTCTACCAAATTCTTATTGTTTTCCTGCCATTTTTTTCCTGCATCTACGAGACCTTGATTCGCCATTTCCTGCATGACCAGGTTTACTCTCTCACTTTCGCTTCCGCAAGCTGCAAGCTTTTCATTAAATGCATCCTCTGAAGTTCCCGCCCAATTGAGCATATCTGCAAAAGTCCCAGTAACAGTACTTGTTTTCACAGTCTCATTGATTGATTCTGCAAGTCCATCAATACTATCCCCGTAAGTTGCCCATGCACCAATCGTCCCCTCAATTATCGTACTTAATTCTTCTTGTGATAAGCCCAACGCCTGAAGATTGGCCGTAGTTGTTGCAGCTGTCTGATCATCTGCAAGCACACCATATAAGGTTCTATAACTTTCCGCTGTTTGTTCTGCTGTGTACCCTGCATTTTGGCTTGACACCTCAAGCGAGCCCATAATTTTACGATATTCTGCTGTTGCAGGTACTGTAGCTGCTGTTGCCGCTACTATGCCTGCTGCCGCCGTTGATATTCCACTAAACTTATCTCCTGTCTCTTTTGCTTTATTTCCAAAAGCCTGTACTTTTTCAGCATAACCTTCCGTTGCGGCTGCTCCGGTTTTCAGCTTTTTCTCAACATCTTCCAGTTTGCTTTTGTAACCATTGAGTTTTGTAGTAGTTTCATTTATCTCATTCTTTTTGTCCTGAATTGCTTTTTCATCTTTATTTTCAGCAGATTCAAGAATATCCAATTGTTTTTTTAATGATTCAAGTATTCTTTCATAATTCTCTGTTTGATTTGAAAGATACTTCTGTTCATCTTTATATTTTACAATCGACTTTGTATGATCATCATATTTCGCTTTAAGAGCTTCGATTTCAATCTCATTTGCCTTAATTTTATCTGTAGACTCTGCAATTTCATCAGATAATTTCCTAATTTGTTCCTTACTTTCTGCTGCACCGCTCTCAAGTTCTTCTGTTACTTCAGCAAGGCCTTTCTGATATTTTGTTAAACTAATCTGTGCGCTTGTAAGCTGGTTCTGCTTCTTTCGGATTGCATCCTCATTTCTGTTTTCTGCAGATTCCATTTCTTCAAGCTCACGCTTCAGAATTTCCACTTTATCAGAATAAACGTCCGTCTGTTTTGCCAGATATTCCTGACGGTCTTTTAACTTTTCAACTGCAGTAGTGCTGTCATCCCATGCCGCTTTTGCAAGTTTAAACGAATTACTATTTTCCTGAACGGCTGTATTTACCTGCTGCATCGTCTTTTGAAAGTCTGCTGCACCATCTGCCTTAAACACTAATCCAACTCTCTTCAGTTCATCCGCCATATAACGTCTTCACCTTCCTCGCTTTCTTCTCACAGAATATCTCATATTGTTCGCAAAAAAAGACGGGACATGAATGGAAGAACTCGTTCTCTGTCATTCCCATCTCTCTCGCATCAACCATATATTCAGCCCAATTTATCTCGAGCTGAATGCTTTCATCTGTGCTTTCGATTCCTCTTTTTTTTAATTTTGTCAACTTCTTTCTGATAAGCCTCTACAACTTCAAGAAGTTCTGTTGGATCCGGTGGCACAAGCTGAAGTGCTTCATCAAATGTCACTTTTCTCCCATTACTTCTTACCATTGCATAGATAAGCTTTGCTGCAAAATTCATTTTATCGCTGTCAGTTGCTTTTCCAATCTTTTCAAGTTTGTCAATTCTCCGTCCGAGCTTTGAGCCACCTATCTGATCAAGATAAAAGATTGTTCCAAAATTCATTTTTGCTTCAATGGTTGTCCCATCTGTAAGCTTTATAATTTTACCTGCATTCATGTGCCACTTGTTCCTTTCACGCTCCTACTGCTGTTGTAAGATCTGCATCTGTCAGAATCGGTTTTGCGAAGAACTTCTCTTCTGTAAGTCCTGCTGGTGCCGTGGACTCTGTGACCTTGCTCACGATATTTCCTGCTGCGTCAAACGGATATGCTCTAATCTTGATCGTGTCGGTCTGCTCACTTGCTTTTTCTTCAGATGTTGCAATATCATCAGAGTTCTCAACAAGCTTGCATTTTGGAAACCACTCATAACGAGATTTTCCGTTTTTCAGTTTTACAACCTTTCCATAGGCAAAGAATGGTCTTTCGCTCTTTCCGCCAGCGAGGATAAGTCCGCCTGTTCCTTTTGTCTCTCCGCGCATTTTGGAGATTGTATCATCCGGGAATGCGATCACAGATACCTCAATGTCGATACTGGACATTGGTGAATCTGAATCATAGATTTTTCCGGATGCATACACATCACTTGTCTCGGAGTTCTCAGTTACCTTTACACTCTTAACGACTTCTGTTTTTTCAACATCAGCTTCGTAAGTACCGTCGTACTCTCCACCCTCTGTTGTGTTTGCAAAACACATATACTGTGCACCGACTGTCTGTTTCATAGCCGGTTTTTTTGTATTAATAGCCATTTATTAGCCTCCTAACCGAAGATGGATTCTGCCATCTTCTTATAGTATTTTTCTTTGTTTCTTTCAAAGAGTGGCTTCAAGTGTACCCTTGCTGCCATCTTCCTGGTTCCATGCTCAAGCATTGGACCGTAATACTTGCCCCATCCAACTTTGATTCCGCTGTCAGTTCTTTCCAGTGCAAATGTATTCACGATATGCGTATACCCTGCTTTGGTAATCTGACTTCGTGGTTTTGGGAGTCTAAGAAGGTCATTAACGAACTCCTTCGCTCCCTCTTCCACTGCGTCAAGTGCTTTGTCAGAGCTTACATTCTCAGAATACTGTTTCAACAGTTCCTCGAAATCTTCAAATCCTCCACCGTCAAAGGTTATCTCGCTACTCATCCAATCACTCCATCAGTTGTTATTGAAAAATAAGAGTGCCATACACGGTCTTCTGTCACGTATTCGTGAGCAATGGTCGGATGGTAGCCAAGCTCATTCAGGCGTTTTTTCAGTTCGATTAACTTTGGATTACGAGGTTTCTTTGCGTAAATACTAATCTGCCATGTGATTTCATTCTCATAATCATCACCAGATGCCATTGCGTCTTCCCACATGATTTCCCAGTAATCAATTCTCGGAAATACTTTTTCATTTTTGAGACTACTGACCCCCTCGTTAACAGGACAGCCTATATCGTGCAGAATCTCACTTAATTCTTTCTGTGTCATTGATTACCTCTCTTTCATATGCCGGTGTCTTCAATGTCAATTCCGACTCCCTGAAACCGTCTTTTGTGGTGGTATGTGCTACGTTGTAGACCTCATGTTGTTCTCCGTCAATGATGCAGACGCACTTACTATCCACACCTTTAAATTGTGGTATTGCGAGCTTCATGGTCACTTCCACGCTATCCGCTGAAAGCTTTGCTCTGGTGGTGTCATACACCGAAAGTTCTCGATACCACACTTTCAATCCAATGCGTTCAAGTTTTTCTTCCGGATAGTCCCCTGATTCATCGTTTACTATCCTGCGAATCTCAAGGACTCCGTCTACATACTCAGGCATTGCCATTCGCACTCACCTCCGTCTCCATTTGCCACGTAAGAATCACGCTTGAATAATTATTCATGAATTCGCTAACTCTGTGGTGGTAAGCATAATATACATAGTTTTTCAGCAGCATCCTATATGTGAGATCTGTCGTTATACTACAGCCTGGATTCAATCTCCCGACTGTATACTCTCCTTCTTTGATGAGATTGATCAATTGATCGTCATCATAGTAAGGAGGAATCTGGAACTCTTTGAGTACTTCATCTACCAGCGTGGCTAATTCTTCATTACTCATATCTTATCCCTTACTGCTTTGGCACCGTTACCTGTGTTACTGGGAGAACATACTCCTCAAGTTTTGTTACGTCAAAAATAACTGCAACATTGTCATCCACAGCTCTACCGTTTGCATGGCATTTAGCTACGATAAGATCTGCATCCTCAATCGCTTTTGTCTGATCATACTCGTCAACGCGAACTCCTGCTGTTCCCATTGTGTAGTATCCGGCGATTGTAAATGCAGCTTTTCCTTTTGGACAGTTGGCATCAACAATTTTTTCGATGTCAATGAATGACTTGTTGACATATCCGCCTGTCAGAGCCTCTCCGTACATACACGGATCCACATATTCTGCTTCGTCTGACGGATTGCAGATAAGATAGAGCTTATCAACCACACGTTTTCCATCATTAGTAAGAGTTTTTCTCACCGGAGCAAGTCCTTTCGGAGAGAATTTTGTAACCGTAGTGAGAACAGTTTTTGCTTTATTTGTTCCGGCTGACTCTACGTTTCCAATCTGACGAAAGATTCCGATTGGACCTGTCTTTCCATCTCCATCGAGGTATCCTTTTACAAGTCCGTCCTGCATGGCCTCAGACAGAATAGCCATGAAATATCTGTCAACGAATTCCATAGACAGCTCTCTGATTGATTTTGGAATAACAAGGTAAGCTGTGAGCTTGTGAAGGTCAATATTCAGAGCTGTTACCTCTGCTGAAAGTTCGCCTTTGATAGCGTCCGTAAGAGGACCCCAAACCGCTGCACCTGAATGAGATGCCACAATCCATTTCTTCACGTTTGCCGGTGCCATATTTACAAGTTTCAGAATTGGCGATGCTTTCTTAACATCATCCAGTGTACGATCAATAATCTCTGTCGGAATGATGTCGATCTGATTTGCTGTGAACGCCTGCTTGATGTCCTTAAAATTCTCGTAGAATTTCTTTTCTTTCTGAGACAGGTTACGGAGTCCAAGCTGTCTCTTGTAATCTGCATCTCTACTTGCTCTTTCTGCCTCTGCTACTACCTGCTGAATCAGATCGGCGTGCATTGCTTCATCGATCATTTCAATTGACTGCATAATTGCTTCTGCTTTCTGATCTGCCGGTGCATTGTCCAGAAGCTGTTTCACTTTGTCTTTTACTTCCTGGCTTAAATTTTCAATCCTCATTCTTCATTTCCTCCTAACCAAAAAATGCACCCCAACCGGTGCTATCCTTTTCTTCCGTCTTTTCTTTTTTCTTATGAGTCAGCTGATAGAACTCAGCTAACTGCTTCTGATGCTCATTTCTGCTTTTCAGTTCCATCTGAAGTGCCTTGTTTTCTTTGATTACCTCCTGCAGTTTCATATCCGGATCTTCCACCTTCTGCGCAACGCCAATCTCATCGATCAAGCCATACTCCAGAGCCTTCTGTGGAGATAAGGTTGTAGTCTTATGCATCATCTCCCGGAGCTCTTCTTCTGAAACCGTAGCCCGCTGCATGAACAGAGCCACACAACTGTCCATTGCTACATCCAGATTGTCTGCTTCTGCCCTCAGATCTGCTGCATTTCCTGTAACTGTCTCCCACATATCATGAATAATGGCTGTTGTTCCCTGTCCCATGATACGCTTATCACACGCCTGCAAAATTGTAAATGCGATAGAATGACATCCGCCCATTACAATTCCCGTCTTATAGGATCCATGCTGTTGAAGCATGTTGTAAATAGCTGTCCCCTGGTCTACGCTTCCACCATTGCTGTTGAAATAGATCTTGATCTCATCTGTTTCCGGAATGGCATCCAGAAGTTCCTTGAAATGCTTGGCTGATGTCTCAGAGTCATCATACTGCCATGTATCCCAATTGAACGGACCGATTTTTCTAATCTCATCAAAAATGAAAATCTCATGCACGTTATCCGTTTGCTGGAATCTATACACAACTTTTTTCTGTTCCATGTTCTTTTCCTTTCCCTGTTATTACTGTTTAACGGACAGCTCCGAGATAATTGGATCACCTCCTATGAATCAGGTTTCTTGTGCCGCATTGTTGCTTCCCTCCCCTCCGTAATTCTTTGTCAGAGCTCGCTCTGTACTGAATTCTGTATTGAGTAACGGATATCCGACCATCCCTCTGATTTCATCGAGATGGAATCCAATTCCTCTGAGTTTATCAAGATTTACTGCACTGTCCACAACATCAACATGTTTAAAGCGTGCAAGCCATACCATGACTTTCTCGTTTTTACTGCAGTAATCATCCTCTCCTACAACATAAGCTGTCAAAGTATCATTTATCACTTCTGCTACCGGACTGACAGCATATGTGATAAATTCATTTGTGATATTGCCATTAAATACAGCCTCCGGAATGTCAAAAGCATTTGCCACCTCGTTATTGATCTGCAAAGCCATCTTTGCCAGTTCTTCGGCTTTCACTGTTGTATTTATTTGCAGCTGTTCCACGGATGCATTCTCTTGTTCTGTCAAAACTTCAAGGGTATCTGACGTCAGTAGTTTTTTAATTTTTAAAACATACTGGTCTTTTGTCATTACCTTGTCTGTACCATCTGCCTGCTTTTCTCTGAATGATAATGCATTCGTTCCAAGCTTCAGTTTGAATCTTGGTCGGCTGGACAGCTGCATCATTGCATTAATGGAATCCACTGTCTTATCAAATTGCCCTACTACATTCTGCAAATACAGTCGTATCCTTGCATTGTCATATCTTAGATGAATCACTTCATCAGATTGAAATGTGCTGAAAATTGTAAGATTTTCACCTCCGCAGCTTAACGTCACATCTTTGTAATTCCGCTTCAGCATCACTTCATTTGTGTGTGACCATGATGTTGCTCTGTAATATTTACTATTTAGCGGAATAATCAGAGCTTCTTGTTCTGTTAGTAGCTGCTTAACCACTTCCGTCCAGAACACTGTTCCGCATTCATGGTCATTTGGCTGTACATTTAGCCTGTATTCTTTCTTATTTTTTTCTTTGCTCTCCGTCTGGATCAGTATGTCAGACTTCGCTATTGCTTTGGCGATCATCATAATTGCTTTCTCGATGGCAAGCTTTGAAAGGTTCAGCTTTTCCATGTCAACTGCAATGATTTCTGCCAAAGACTGTATCTCTTTGTTTCTATCTTGGAATAAAAAATCAAACATTTTCTCTTTCTCCTTTTAAACATAGATTATCTGAACTTCCAGCTCATCCTTGCAGAACATAGCCACATCAAAAGCCATAAATCCATCATTTTTTCTTAACTTCGGTTCAATTTTGCCGAAATTCTTGTTGCCGAACTTGTCCTCGCTCACGCTTGTGTTATTCGTGTACCACCGCATGATTGCTGATGGTCCGAAGTTGATCATCCCCTGTGAGAACATGGACTGGATGAACGGTGCGATGATCCCAGTGGCTGATGTTATCTTCCGAATCAGTCTGACAATGCCATGCGGATTCTTCTTGTCTTCAATCGTGAGTCCTCTTTCCTCAAAGGCTTGCTTGAGCAAGGTATATCTATATGTGTCCATTGCGATTTTCTTAACTTCGTAGCTTCGCATCTGCTCCATGCACCAATCAACAATTAGATTCACGTCAATTACTGGTCCAGGAACAACTTCAAAGTCCTCAAATTCTGCTTGTCCAGCATTTCGCAATGGGAATTTAATGGAATCAATAAACGGAGAGTCTGCACAGATCCATGTGTGTTGTCTCCATATCC